ACTTATTTGGCAAAATTATTGGCTGAACATGTCTACGGTGACCCAGAAGCGCTTATTAGAGTTGATATGAGCGAATATATGGAAAAACATTCAGTATCAAGACTAATTGGACCACCACCTGGTTATGTTGGTTACGACCAAGGTGGACAACTAACTGAAAAAGTTAGAAGAAAACCACACTGTGTAATTCTTTTTGATGAAATTGAAAAAGCACATGATGATGTCTTTAATTTAATGCTCCAACTATTTGATGAAGGCCAATTGACAGACGGATTAGGTAGAAAAATTAATTTTAAAAATTCATTAATAATTCTAACATCTAATGTCGGTGTTAAAGAATTAAATTCTTTTGGTAAATCAATTGGCTTTGAAACAAGCGCCTCAATTGCAAATGAAGATGCTAGAAATCGTAGTATTATTGAAAAAGCACTTAAAAAGAAATTTAAACCAGAATTCTTAAACCGTATCGATGAATCAATCGTGTTTAACAGCCTTAAGCCAGACGACATCAATAAAATAATTTATAACGAAGTTGCTGAAGTTCAAAAAAGACTACTAGAAGTTGGTTATAAATTGGAAATTGATAAAACAGCTGTTGAATTTTTAGCTAAAGAAGGTTATGACGAAAACTATGGTGCTAGACCACTTGCTAGAACAATCCAACGCTATGTCGAAGACCAAGTTGCTGATGAAATCTTAGGTGGCTTAGTCAAAGAAGGTGATATAATACGAATTTCTTTAGATAAAGAAAAAAATGAAATCTCAATCAAGATAGAGAAAGTAAAAATAAAAAAATAAAATTAAGCCACATTTTTGTGGCTTTTTTTATATTTATAATATATGAAAACGAGGATAAAGCAACTTTTAAGAGAAGGGTTATTTAACAAACACTCACAAACGGACATTGACATGATGAATGAATTTATTGATTTCGCTTGCGATTACCTTGAAATTCCACATACCAAAGTTACTTTGCAATATGGTAGAGAAGGATTGGTTACAACTGCTGCATACGGAGAAAAGAAAGTTCATGTGTATGCTAGAGACAGAGCTGTTGTTGATATAATGAGGTCTATTGCCCATGAATTAACACATATGAAACAAGACTTGGAAGGAAGACTTGATGCAAAACATCATGACGCTAATAACACCGCAGGCTCTCCAATTGAAAATGAAGCGAATTATAAAGCTGGTGAAATAATAAGAAAGTTTGGTGAGAAATACCCAGAAATTTATTTGTAAAAACGACTTTTTATTTTATATAGATATTTATAATTAAACACTATATAAAATGAAAAAAGATTTAACAAATGTAACAGGATTTATTTATAAATTAACAAGCCCTAATGGAAAAATTTATATTGGGCAGACAATAAATAAAAAACAAAGAAAATATCACTATAATACTTTAAAATTTAAACAACAAACAAAATTGTGGAATAATTCACAATATTATAATTGGAACCCTTCAGACACGTTTGAAATAATTGAAGAATGCTTATGTGGTAAGAATAAAGTTTTTTTGAATGAAAGAGAAAAATATTGGATTTTATTTTATAATAGTTTTAAAAATGGTTTAAATTGTAATGAAGGTGGTAAAGGAAATACTGGTTATAAAGCCAATAATCTGACTAAACATAAAATGTCTAAATCTGGTAAATCAAAGCCACCTATGAGTCAAAAAACTAAAAATTTACTATCAAAAATAAACTCTGGTGAAAATAATCCAATGTATGGAAAAAAACATTCAAAAGAAGTTAAAGATAAAATTAGTAAATTTAATTCTGGTGTAACTTTTTCAGATGAAACAAAATTAAATATGAGTATTTCAGCGAAAAAAAGACCACCAATATCGGATGTGACAAGAAATAAAAAAATAAACAATAGTATTGGAAATAAAAATGCTAATAAAAAAATTGCTCAAGTTGATTTAAACGATAAACATATTAAAACATGGGATAGTATTACCGAATGTAAAAATGAATTAAATTTACGTGATAGTGGCATTTCAAAAGTTTTAACTGGTAAATCTAAAACAACTAAAGGGTATAGATTCATATATTTATAAATAAAATAATCTAATATGAACTTGATTAAAACATTGGTTAAAGAAGAATTAACAATCTTCAATGAAAGGATTAAATTAACAAAGGAAACCCTATCATTGATTGAGAACCAAGACTACGTTAAATATGTATTAGGTATCAACGTACCATTAAATGAAAGTCACTCATTTGAAACTAAGCAACTTATCCTTCAAGAAGCACTAAACTTACAAACACTTTCACAATCAATTCAAAAATATGTCGGAGATAAGGTTAATACAGTTATAACTGGTGTTAAAGATGTAAAAGATGTACTAAAAATTATATATCAGATAGCAACAGATTCGACAGGAGAATTAGCAAAAAAGGGTGAATTAATTCTAAAAAAAACAATCGAAGAAACACTGAATACCTATAAACAAAAAATTCAAGGAATAGAAAGTAAATTAGGTACTCAAATACAAAATTTTAAAGAAGTACTTGATAATTTAACAAATAAAGTTGTAAACCTTGTTAAAAAATTAGAAAGTTATACTGGGTTAGCTGGAATTTTAGGTTTATTGGCATTCGCAACACTACTCCAATGGGTAAATCAAAAAATATTAGGGGTTGCTGCGGACTTTATTAAGAATAATGGTATAGAAACATTAAAAAAAGCATTCGATTCATTCGGTGCATTCTTTAAAGAAATTTTTGGACAACTATCAATTGATAACATTATCGGCTACTTTAAAAACTTTGACGGTGTCTTAGGTCCAATAGTTAATACCGCAGAAATAATTACAATAATGGCTGTAATACTTAGACCCATCGTTCAAAAATTTAATCTTAATAAAAAATTGAATGAATCTTTGAGTTCGTTGATTAATGAAGCTAAAGAACATACAGATGACGAAATTGTAGACTTTAACGAAATCGACCTTCAACACGAATACAATAAATTAAATAGTCTTTTATTTAAAGGTAATTTACAACCAGTAACAATGCTATGGAATAAAAGAAAAGGCGCACATGGTGTTGTTAAGGGTACTAGAAACAGAAGAACTGGTAAAATTACACTTACATCATTAAGCATGTCCCAATTCCTTAAAGTACCTTACAAATTCTTTAAAGATGTGTTAGCACATGAAATGATTCACGTATTCTGGATGCAACAAGATGTAAACGCTAAACATGGTCCGTTATTCGTACGAGAAATGAACAGAATCAATTCTATGGGACTAGGATTCAATGTTAGTGTAACGTCTGATTCATCAGAAATATCTAAGTTTGAAATATCTCAAGATATTGTAAAACAAGGTATAGAACTTGTTTTCTTATTGATGAGAACAGACAAAGAAAAAAATATGCTATCGGTTATGAAATACGATGCGTATAAAAAAGAAGCCCATAAAATTATAGATATTTTTGATTATTTGGTTAATAAAAAAACAAAATATAGATTTGCGGAAGGCGAATTCTTTTTATCAACAAATCCAAAACTACAATCAAGAAAAATACAAAGAAGCTTTGGTAGCGTAAGTTATACAATAATTGACGACTCATTGGTCAATGAATTTAAACAAAATGCAAAATTTTTATGTAAATTTGAAATTGGTAATACATATGGTGTGCCACAAGTAGAAGGTCCTGACCAACCAAATCCAGCACCACCAAAGGGTTTATTGGGTATGACTAAATATTTATAGTGTTTCCAATAAATTCATGACTAAAACAAATTCTTTTGTTGTCAGCATAATGTCCATGATACACATTCTCATGTGTTATATCCTTTCGTAATTTTTTATTCTTGCTGGTTGGTTTCCATAAAGAAGAATGCTCCCTATACCAACCAAATCTAGGGTGCGCTGTACGAGAAAAATATCTTAACCCCTGCTCTATGTGTATCTGACCAATTGCATCAGAAAATCTAACCCCTATACCTAATCCTTGATAATCTGGAAGTATAACAGTCCTATGCCCTCTCCATCCATTTTTTAAGTTTCCATTAGGTAAAGCTAAAGTAGCTGTAAAACCAACAACCTCGTTTTCCCAAACAGCAACATAGCATCTAGCAGCTTTATTTAAATCACTACTTAAATAATGATGGTCTTTAAACATGGGCCATATATTATACCCAGCTCTGTAAACTTCAATTTTGATTTCTGGACGGACAAAAAAAAACCCTGATGGAATTCACCAGCATCTGTGTCGATAACCCAATCTGGTTGAAGCCATTCTACAATATCACGGTGGCAAGTAGCTAAAACAATATTATTAACATCATTATTTTTCACATATCTTGATAAAGATACACTAGCTGCCTTTGCCGCATTTCTATCTACAACACTTGTAAATTCATCAATAACTGAATTTGAATATATTTTTCTAGAAAGGTCAGCCCTAAACTTTTCACCATTAGAAAGTACATGGTAAGGTTTATACCATGATGGTATCGTATTTAATCCAACAGCACCAAGCATATTAATTGCAATGTCAGATGTTTCAAAGTGTGAAAGTATAGACTTATCTAAATCCCATGTTGGTCTACTCTCAATACCAAACTGATTTAAAAGTGTTGATTTACCAGAACCACTAGAACCAACAATAACACCTAATTTGAAAGCCTTAGGTAAAGATTCTGGTAGCTCCCAAGGATAAAATTTTGATGTACCGTTAAAAATACAATCAAATGCCTTCTCACTCATAGATATAAACTCATCATGAATGACGGAAACTTGTAATGGGTCTTGATTTCTTTTTAATTTTTCCATTAATAATAAAATAATAAATTTTATTTCTTAGTAAAGTATAGAAAATAAAAAGCTAGAAGTGATGATTACCACTTCTAGCTTAATATCTTTAGATTTAGTTTAACTTACTTACCCAATTTACTAATTCTAGCTTCAAGTTTTGCTAACTTGCTCTCTAAAATAGCTGTTTTATCAGTTTTAGCTTGCTCAGCAATCCATTCTTTCTTTTTAATTTGAACGGCTTCGTTTACAATTTTGTCTAGTACGTTAACTAAATCACTTTCGTTGATTCTTACGATTTTTTTTGTGTTTGACATTTTCTATAGATTTTTAAGAATTCTTATCTTACTAATAAATATATAGATTTATTAAAAAGTTCAATAACTTAAAAAATTAATGCGCATAATGGTCGCCGCAATAACTTGCGGCAAACGCATCTGAAAATAACTATTTAAATTTACAATTTTCAAAATGCCATCTTTTTGCATTACCACCATTAGATAATTTTTTACAATAAGGACATTCTATTTGCTTAAGTTTTTTACCCTTATTTTTACTTTCTAAACCTTTTGTTGGATGAATATGTGTTTTATAATATTCTTTTAATTTTTGTGATTGTTTAATTTTTATATCTGGATTATCAGAAATTCTTTTTTTCATAGTGTTGGATATTTTGTTTTTAATTTTTTCATCCATCGGCCCCGATTGAATATCCTTGTTCCAAGCAATTTGCACACCTGTTTTATTTTTATTCCAAGGTTCAATATTTTTTAAATGATGCTCTTGTTTTTCATATTTTTCAATTAATGTTTTAGAAATTTTAGTTTTTATCTCTTGTGTTAATGGTGTATACGAACGTTCTGGTATTTTAATTCGACCACTAGCATAACCATCTTTTAATGTTTCTGATATCTTGTTTTTAGATTCACTAGATAAAATTCCGACACTTTGCCCACCAGTTTTTAAATTATAATTATTCTTATTATTAACCCAACTTTCATTTACATATTTTTTTTCTTTTTCTAATAATTCATCAAATGACGAACAAGTCTCAATTATTTCCCTAAAAAAATTTTCTTTTCCATATTTTTTTAAAGCTTTTTTAAATGCTATTCCACTACCTAAATACCCGTCATTTAAATCATTAGTTTGATGTATACCAATATAAGTTTTATTATTAATTAAATTTGTTGTTTTGTATAAAATAAAATGCTGCATATTATTATATTTTATAATAAATATGCAGCATCTTATTATTCTGATAATTTTTAATTAATTAGCAAAATGGTCTGCGCAATATGAACTGGCAATACTATCTGGCTTAACCTTAAAATCATAACCCATACCTAAGATGTAACCAACAGCTTGACTTAACGCTTTATTTGATTCCCATTTTGGGTCTTGGTTAATATCAGCGTGAATCTCTAACTTTATACCAAATTTTTCTAAGACTGGATTTATTTCATATGCCACCTCAATTGATTTCCCAACCTCAAGTAACATTCTTTCATTAACACCAGCTTTATCTCTTGAATATGTTGAGATGTGATATGTTGCTGAAATAAGTTTACCGCCTCTACCAACAAATACCCCACTACCAAGATTTTCTTGTGTTGTTATCATAATAACTGTTGCAAATTTATATCGCTTACCATCTCTTTGAGAATCGGTTCCGACAGAAACTTTTAAGTCATGATTTAAGTCTAATTCATCTTGAATTAACTTTTCTAAGTACTCATTTAACGGTACTTCAATTTTTTTTCCAGCTCTTTTCCATGTCATCATAAAACAAAAATTTATGTTTGTTATTAAATAAAAACCCCAACAAATTGTTGGGGCCTTGTTATCCTGTTATAGACGTTGTTGGTAATAATTCCTTTAAACGCTTATAATTCTTTTCCCCAATTTTTTCCTTACTAATAGATAAACGAAATAACGAACCACCGTTACTTTTGTCTAAGTATTTAATCTCATCTGGTATCATACTAATCGGATTATCACTCAAATTTAAAAATCCAAGATTCTTTAAATTACCAATCTCACGAGGTAACTCTGTAATGTTATTCTTAGGCAATGATAATAATTCCAATTTACTCAACTTTCCAATAGACGGATGTAATACCGATAAATTAGCCTTTGCTATCACAATCTGGTCAACATCAACAAACCTACTTAAGTCTGGTAATCTAGGTATTTCTCTCGTCATAAACTTAATTATCGGCGTAGACGGTTCAATTAATTCAAATAACGAATCACAAAACCCA